AATCTTTACCTTCAATAGATCTTCCAACAAAGCCGAGTGGTATACCATCTGGGCTGTGGACTGGAACTGTTACCATATCTTGTTTCTCTGAGTATCCCAATACAAACTTTATACAGGAAGACTTTTCAATTTTCCTATATGTAAAATAATTTTTTGCTCTTTCTGATGCAACAAGATTGTTGTGTAACCTTTTAATAATAAGTTCATCAAATGTTTTGTACTGCTCTTCTTTTACAAGAACCTTATCAATTTCTGTAGTAAGATTAGTTAACTTTTCTTTGCTCTTAATAAATCTAGCAGACTCAAAATAAGTTCTTCCAGATGTATGCATAACTAGTTCTATAAGGTCTGCAGATTTTTGACAAGAGAAACAGAAAAACATGCCACTATCTTTTTGTACTTCGCCTGCTGGGGTTCTGTGGTTATTGTGAAATGGACAAAAGATCATGAAGTCTGCATCAAGTTCAGACTCTACGGTAATACCCGATCCTGTAAGGACTCGCTTGACTTGTTCTGCGGAATAAAGATTGGATTGGTTCCGTCTATTCCTGCTATCCATTCGCTTTTCCTCTTCCCTGCGTAGACTGCCTGTATCGATAATTCAAATTCAAAAAAGTTCTTAATCTCATTATACCTTATAGTGAAGTCTGGGTCAAGATCAATTCTTGGCACATACCCACTTAGTTTCATTTCTGACACCAATAATCTTATGTACTCATCCTTGAGTCTTCCGATCATTGAGTCGTCGTAAATTATTCCATCAAGATAAAACCTTTTAATAGGCTTATGATGGTAGAAGGTTGGTGGCAAGTGCTCCCTAGTTTTTGACATACCATATTATAACTACTTATCTTCAAAGTCTTTATATCTGTAGTATCCCTTGTCAAAGTCGCACTGTACTAAAAAGTCTCCCATAAATCCATTACGGTTCTTTCTAAAGGCACATTCAATAATATCGCTATTGGTTCCACGGCCTAGAGCAAGGACCCAGTCAGCATCGTAGGCAATCTGTCTAGACCAGGCTGTTTGACCCAGCGTAGGCACCGTAGAGAGGTCATTAACATCATCTGGTGTGGCAGAAGAGATAGCAATAATAGGAACTTCTTCACCAATAGCCATAAGTTTAAGTTCTCTTGAAAGGTTCTTCATTCGTACCGTTTCATTATCTGACTTCTGATTAGGTGCCATCAACTGTAAATAGTCAACAATAACAAAGTCTGGCTTGTACTGATCAATCTTTCCACGAAGGACTGAAGGATTGATTTCTCCACCGCTATCATTTGAGATGATGTGAAACTCTGGCTTTCCTGCAAGATTATTTGCATGCCATTCTTTTAGCATATCAATCTCAATCTCACCATTGCTAATCTTTCTATGTGACCAACGACCCTCGCCCATTATAGTGAAGACACGATTACGGACCTCTGTTTCAGACATTTCAAGAGAAATTACCATTGGAGACTTTCCTTGCTTCCATGCTTGAACAGCAAAGTAAAGTGCAAGCCATGACTTTCCAATACCTGGGTAAGCAAGGAACACTCCTAGTTGTCCTGGCATAATTCCAGATGGCAGATAGTTATCAAACCCTGGCAAACCTGTTTTAATTCCAGACATTCCTAGTGCTTGCTGCTTCTTTACATTTTCAAAGTATGCAATTGCAGACTCAAGATCTGTAACATCGATGTCACGAATTGCAGCAGTATTCTTTTTTAGTTCTGAGGTCTTTGTGATTAGTTCATTAAGGGCACCAGTTCCATTATTGTTTTGAATCTCAGATGCTGCTGACCTAATAATATCTTTGAGACTATCTGTTAGGTACTCTCCTTGAAGTTCTTCAAGGTGATGTTTTGTTGCACCAACACCTGCTACTGGCTCAAAGTCTCTAAACTTTTCAGTAACTAATTCTGCTGGTGGAAGGACTGAGTTGTTCTCAAAATATAGTCTAACAAAGTTCCAGATATCTCCATGAGTTCTTAAAAGGTTGTCAACATTGGCCTGAAGAAGAACATGGATTTGCTTATCCTTTAAAACAGCCGTAAGTAGTTTTGCCTCTGTATTATTCACTTAGCCACTCCTTTGCCATTCTTCTACGCTCTGCTCTCTCTTCGCTATCTCTGAATTTGTCCTTTTGTGCCTGCAATATTTTTTCTGCGTTGTATGCAAAGTAGTTCCATGAAGGGTTCTCTGCAACTGAAAAGTAATACTCAAGTATATCGTAGCATACTGGCAGAGTGTATGATTCTACAAGAGCGTCAGATGCCCACTGCTCTACATTAAGGTTTAGGGATGGCTTTGATTCGTACCTTGCGGTATGATACTTGCTGTATCTTGAAAGCAAAGCCATGCGGTCTTTGCGTTCTGCCATTATCCTTCAGCAGCCTCCGATTGGGCTTCTAAAATCTTTGCCGTTAGTTTATCTTCAACAAACTTGTAGACTCGCTCAAAGGCTTGGTCAGTATTTTCTCCATCACGCTTTGAATCTGTAACACCAAGGTCTAGCCTTAATGATTGAAAATTTCCTAGATTTAATGTGTATCCCAATGTTACAGATACCTTTGTTGGTTCATTTGTTACTACATAATTGCTGTCTGACATTCTATACCCTTCGCTAAATAGATTCATTCCAAATTGGAACAAATCGCCCATCTTCAGTTCTTCTATAAGTAAGTATACCATCGCCCATTCTTCGTGTCAACTCTTGCTTACTAGGCGTAATATCGTTAGTTATTAACTTGTCTTTTCTTGGTCTTCCAATATGGTGTGTAGCAAGTATATCACGAATCTCTCTAACCTGAGATTCTGAGTAATATGATCTTACCTGAAATCCTCTTGCTCCACCTTTTTGAGATCCCGTTGGAAACGGAATGACTCCTCGTTTCATTAGTGATGGCATATATTTTTTATGACGATTAACTAATTCAGCAGTCTGACCCACTGTGTATGCTCTTTCTCTTTTATTTTTAAACTCACTAATTAAACAACTTTCAATCTGATCCTTATTGATATTATAAATAGACATTATTCCATTAGAGTGGTTGTAGTGATGTATTCTAACTAAGTCTCCGTTAAGAAACCAAACCTTTTTATTACCTGGAATTACAGGTGACTCATTGTATTTTTCGCTCTCAATTGTTCCTTTTTTAGTAGCCATAGGCCCTCCTGAGAATTACTTGGTGGATGAAAAAATTTTCTTGATCCGCAAAGAATGCAGTATAGTTCTAGATTATTTATCTCTGTATACTGCCTGTCTATAAACATTCTTCCATTACATTTTGTACATTTAATCATTAATTTGGTATTCCAATGATTATCAGGTTAATACCAATGCTTGTGTCTCCTCCAGCATTAAACTTAACCGTGCCCTCAACCTTTGAGGTTGAAATGCTTTTCAACGTAACCGTGACATCTTTACCAGCATCTGTGTTTCCAACGTTTACTGGTGATGCTGTTACTACTGGAGCAAACTTAAATTCGCTTGGAAAGTCATAAGAAAATGTCAAAGAAGATCCAGCGGTTTGTGTTGTGCTTGTCGTAACCTGAACATATCCACCAATGAATCTTGTCTCAGATGCCTTTGCGCTTTGTTTTGCAGCATTTGGTGTGTCTACAGTAACGTACTTATATGTTGATGGAGATACCTGAGTAGAAAGATCATTAATAGCCTTAACAATCTGATATATATATGTTACATCTAGCGGTTGACCTCGCTCTGGTACTGGTAATATTGCCATACTACAATTATACCAGAAGCCCAGTTGTGACAGACCTAGTTTCAGAATCATAAATCTCTAGATCATCTGTAAGAACTGGATTTATCGATGATATTTGGACTATTGCCCTTACTGTTTCTGTTCCTGTTTTTAAAAATGAATAATTTTTTGATCCAGTGGTTCCTATGTAAGAAGGAGTTGCCCCATCAAAACCGACGAATATGTCGTAGGCAATTTGTATTGAAACCTCTCCCACCTCCCAGTTTAAAAATATTGTATTTCCAATAGGATTTAGGTCTCCTATTCCAACAGCAACAGCCTCAGTTGGACCAAGAATAAATATTTTTGAGTAGGCAGATTTTCTATTTCTATCTTCTGAAATCACCCTAAATCTTACAACTCTTGCATTAGAAGAAGTTACTTTTCCAAGTGATTCCTTTTTAATAATAACATTTCTTATTCCTTTGTCTGCCATTGCTAAACACCCAAGGCAAATCTAAATTCAATATAGTTTGTTGTATTTGCTGACTTGATAATTGGTTTTGCTCCCACACTCTTAATTACAGAGTACCCAGTCAATCCATACAAAGAGTTTGTTGATGTAATATTTTCTAATCTTAGCCCATCCAAACAAACATAAAATTGATCCGATGGCAAGTCATTCTCAGTAACACAAGCATAAATCTTTGCTACCGAAACCTCACGCCAGTCAAAGTTGTCTGTTTTGTTTAAATCTTTAAGTGCTTTTTTAGCAACGACATATCTGTTTAAAGCAAAATTTATTGTCTCTAGTGCTGTTCCTTCTGTATAGCCCACATGGTCAATATCTACCTCAAACCTTGCAGACTCTTGCACAGAGTTTGGCCCTGTATGAGAAAACTCTAATAATATTTTAACATTATCTGGAACGGTATTATTAGCATTTCCAACCTTATTTACAACAGAAAATGCAAGCCTTAGTTCGTCTAGTGGATTATTCTTTGTAAGATCTACAGTGGTCTCATTAAGCCTAATATATTTTGATCCAGTTCCGACCTCAATATTTCCAAAATTATCAAGTGTAAGGGTAGAACTATTTCCAACCATAGCAATAATATTATTTAAAAATCTGCATCTTTCGTTTCTTGCCACCCTGTTTGAATTTGTAAAAATTTTATTGTCTGCGTTTGTTTGAAATACTGGATAAACCTGATTAATAATATTTGTTTCTACATCGTTAATTAAATATCCTGATGAGACAAATGTTGATGTAATTGCACTTGGTGCAGTTATTGTAAATGTATTTGATGTTGGAACCGTTTGAATATTTTTATCTAATAAATTAAAAACAACTGGAGAAACACCAATTATAGATATTTTATTTCCAACTGCAAGTCCGTGGTTTGCATCTGTTGTGTAAGTTATAGTTGTTCCTGATGCAGTTGCATTGATTATATTAACTACACGATCATCTAGTGGACTATAGATAGTTTCAATATCGACAGCGGAAGAGCCAAAAGGCTGGTACAGCCAACTATCTGTATCAGCAAAAGAGTATATATTCCTACTATCAAATGCTCCAGCAACTGGGTTTGATGCAGCAGAAAACACTCCTACCTCTGTTATTTCATATCTCTCTTCTGTTGGCAGTTGTGCTGTTAAAACTACCTTATCTATACCGTCTTCATTTACAAAACCCCTAGAGATAATCGGAACACGAAACATTTCAAAATCTAAAGACTCCTTTAATGCGTAGTCTCCAAAATTACCCCCGTCAGAAGCCACTGGAGTGGGTCCACAGCCCACAGCAATATGAGAGGCATATGATTGTGTCTGCCCTACAAGATACTTGGCTAAAAGATTTTTACCTATATTAGTTATCATTAATTACTCCCATTATGTATTGTATCATCAAAAATTTCTCCACTAGTCAATATTTGTACTTCTGCTTGGTCACTTTCTTTAATGTTAATTAAATTAATAACCAAATCTCCTGTTAGGGGGTCTATGTAGACTGACCTGCAATTAGGAATTTTTATCCACTTAGTCTTGTCTGGATCCACAACTCCTTCTGAAATGTATACTGGCTCTAGGTCGTAACCAGTTCCACAAACTGGCAAATAGTCAAAAATTGACAGAGGCAAAGACCTAAGATATGCGTCAGATGATTGAAGCCTTAAAACATTGTTTGGGTTGTACTGTAAATACAGATCTGTTAGATTTTTAATTGGGGTGTAAATAACCTTTTGTCCATTTACCAAATCGTGTCTAGATATTGTGGCAAGTTCATATCCGCCTATGTCTTCGAATATAAGGTCTGTCATTATTTCAATAGAAACCAACTCATCACTTGCAATGATTAAGTCTGGTGTAGCAATTTTTACTGATTTATCATCTAGTATTTTTTTTGGATCTGGAAGATCTGCTGTTGCGCCAGTTGTCATTACACTACCTCACTTAAAAACAATGTCATATCTGGACCATCAGGTCCTCTAGAAAAATCAATGTTATAAACAACAAATCTACTAGATGGGTTTGATGCCATGTTTACACTGTTTTCCTGATAATCTAAACTAACTATGTCACCAAGTTGAATTGTTGGAATTGAAAATATTTTAACTCCAATAGACTTTCTTGGCTTTGTTGTTTTTTCAATCATCCACTTCATTAGGCTTGATGCTTCATCCTGTGATTGAAT